TTACAAAAGAACAGGAATATAACAGATATAGTAAGTGGTCAATTAATTTTCTTTGATTTGCTTTTGTATAAAAACTGTCTATTCACGTTTTGAAACGAGCTTAGTTTATGTTTTTAGTTAGAATACTTTTTGGTTCGGTAGAATAGGAAAGTGTCATTGTATTTTTATCTCATGAAGATAAATAAGATTGTTTGTTTTATTCAGATGTGCTCGCTTCTAGAGAGAAGGAGCACATTTTGTTAAAATAAACACATAGCGGATTTGCAAATTTGAGTAAAGCGTAGCGAATTAGCTGAAATAGCGTTCGTTACGCTATATTTTTCTCTTGGCGAAAAGCCAAAGAAAACCACGATACAGCCAAACGGTGCAGAAGTTCAGTTACCACCTCATTACCCCCGTAACGGGTGTGGATTTATTGCTAAATGGTTCTTTTTCTGCGATTTGCGTAATTCTACATAGCTGTCGGTAACTCACTATAAACTAATTTTGTAACCAAAAAAAGGAGTGAGTTATGCGAAGTACATTCAAGGTCTTATTTTACGTGAAGAAAGGCAGCGAAAAGCCCAACGGCAACCTGCCTCTGATGTGCCGCCTTACGGTGGACGGAGAGATTAAACAGTTCAGTTGCAAGATGGACGTTCCCCTGCGGTTGTGGGATGTGAAAAACAACCGTGCTTCGGGCAAGAGTGTCGAAGCGCAGAGAATCAACCTTGCGGTGGATAAAATCCGTGTGGAGGTAAACCGCCGCTACCAAGAACTGATGCAGACGGACGGGTATGTTACCGCCGCCAAGCTCAAAGACGCCTATCTCGGTATCGGCGTCAAGCAGGAAACCTTGCTGAAACTGTTCGAGCAGCACAACGCCGAGTTCGCCAAGAAAGTCGGGCACAGCAGGGCGCAAGGGACATTCCGACGCTATCAGACGGTTTGCAGCCACATTCGGGAATTTCTGCCACATACCTACAAGCGTGAGGATATTCCGCTAAAGGAACTCAGCCTCACATTCATCAACGACTTCGAGTATTTCCTGCGCACGGAGAAGAAATGCCGCACCAATACCGTGTGGGGCTACATGATTGTGTTGAAACACATCGTTTCCATAGCGAGGAACGACGGGCGTCTGCCGTTCAACCCCTTTGCAGGGTACATCAACTCTCCCGAAAGCGTGGATAGGGGCTACCTTACCCAAAAGGAGATACAGACGCTCATGGACGCACCGATGAAGAATACCTACCATGAACTTATACGGGACTTGTTCGTCTTTTCCGCGTTCACGGGTTTGGCGTATTCGGACGTGAAGAATCTCACCGCCGACCGCCTGCAAACATTCTTCGACGGCAACCTATGGATAATCACCCGAAGAAAGAAAACGAATACCGAATCGAATATCCGTCTGTTGGACGTACCCAAACGCATCATCGAGAAGTATAGGGGACTGACAAAAGACGGTCATGTGTTCCCCGTTCCGAGCAACGGCAGTTACAATAAGATACTCAAAGAGATAGGCAGACAATGCGGCTTCAAGGTGCGGCTGACCTATCATGTAGCCCGCCACACGAATGCCACGACCGTACTTCTGTCGCACGGCGTACCCATCGAAACCGTGAGCCGCCTGTTGGGGCACACGAACATCAAGACCACGCAGATATACGCCAAAATCACCGCCCAGAAGATAAGCCAAGACATGGAAACCTTGTCGCACAAGTTGGAGGAGATGGAGAAGAACATCTGCCGAGCCATTTAGCCACCTTAAAACAGCATACCGATGAAAGAAGAAAGGAACATCATCACGATAGATGAATACGGCAATATCTCCCTGCCGACCGATATAGGCGCAACCGCCATGACCGAGTGGGAAATCTGCGAATTGTTCGGGGTTATCGCCCCGACGGTTCGGGCAGGGATAAAGGCACTCTGCAAAAGCGGAGTATTGAAAGAGTACGGCATCGAACGCCTTGTCCGCCTATCGGACAGAAGCAGCATAGAGGTTTACGACCTCGAAACGATAGCCGCCCTTGCTTTCCGTATCGAATCGTTCGGGACGGCGAAAGTCCGCAAGGCATTATTAGATAGGATTATACACGGGCGAAAAGACAAAACGACGGTTATCGTGTCTGTCGTTGCCGACACCGAGCCGAGCCGCCGATGGATGGCGTAACGGTCTGTCGGTCGGGGTATCAGTCCGTAATACAGTCACACGGTCATACATTCATACGGTCATACGGTCACACCGTCACACGGACGGAAAGGGGCTGTTTCCCGACCGCAGGAAAGCGGAGCAGTCATTCCCGTTTACAAAGGCGAAGCAAGCACGGGGCTTTCCGTCGGCTGCAAGGTCGGGCGGCTACGCCGTTAGGGGAACAATCTCCACCCTCATGCTTCGGGTAGTATTCTTCCCCTAAACCTTGCATCCGACCGCCCCGAGCAAAGAAGCCTTTGAAAACGGAAACGACCGCCCCGCAGCCCACCACCGACCGAAAGGGAAAAATAATAAGGTGGGGTTCGGTATAGTCGGTAAAGCCAGCACAGCGAGCGCAGACAGCCAAGTACACAAAGCGGATTCAACCGCCGAGCCGATAAGACACGGGCAGACCGCCGGCACGCCGCAGGGTATTTACGGAGAAAATCCCGTAGCTTATTAGGGAATTTTCCGAGCCGCAATACTCCGTATCGCTGAAAATTCCCCAATAAGGCAAGGGGCAAGCCCCTCTGCACACCCCGTCGGGGGCGGCTCTTTGCCGCCCCCGAAGATACGAAGAATCATTGTTTCACAAGCTAAAAAAGAAAGGAATATATATGGGTTTCGTAGTATTGCACATGGAAAAGGCGCACGGTTCCGACAGCGGAACGACCGCCCACATAGAGCGTTTCATCATCCCGAAGAACGCAGACCCCACACGCACGCACCTGAACCGAAAACTCGTTACCTACCCCGACGGGATAAAAGACCGTTCGGCGGCTATCCGGAGAAGATTGGAAGAAGCGGGGCTGACACGCAAAATCGGAAATAACCAAGTACGGGCGATCCGAATCAACGTGTCGGGAACACACGAGGACATGGAACGCATCGAAAGGGAGGGGCGTTTGGACGAGTGGTGCGCCGACAATATGAAATACTTCGCCGACACGTTCGGAAAGGAGAACATCGTGGCGGCGCACCTGCATCGGGACGAGGAAACGCCGCACATACACGTCACGCTCGTCCCCATCGTCAAGGGAGAGCGCAAGCGCCGCAAAAGGGAGGAGCAGGCGAAGAAGCGATACCGCAAGAAGCCGACCGACACCGTGAGGCTGTGTGCCGACGATATTATGACACGATTGAAATTAAAGTCCTACCAAGACACCTACGCCGAGGCGATGGCGAAATACGGGCTGCAAAGAGGCATAGACGGTTCAAAGGCACGGCACAAGTCCACGCAGCAGTATTACAATGAAACGAAGAAACTCGCCGACAGCCTCAAAGCGGAGGTAGTGGATTTGCAACAGCAAAAAGAAACGGCGCAGGAGGAGCTAAGACGGGCGAAAAAAGAGATACAGACCGAGAAGTTGAAAGGGGCAGCCACCACCGCAGCCGCCAACATCGCCGAGAGCGTCGGTTCTCTTTTCGGCAGCAACAAGGTCAAGACGTTGGAGAGGGAGAATACCGCACTACATAGAGAGGTAGCCACGCACGGGGAAGCCATCGAAGCCCTGCAAGATAGAATACAGACCATGCAGGCAGACCACAGCCGACAAATGGCGGAAGTAGAGCAGAAGCACCGCAGGGAGATAGCGGACAAGGAAGCGAAACACAAGCAGGAAATATCGTTTCTGAAAACGGTAATCGCACGGGCGGCGGCATGGTTCCCCTATTTCCGTGAAATGCTCCGTATCGAAAACCTCTGCCGCCTTGTCGGGTTCAGCGACGGGCAGACAGCAACGCTCGTAAAGGGAAAGCCGTTGGAGTATGCAGGGGAACTCTATTCGGAGGAACACGGACGGAAATTCAAGACCGAAAAGGCAGGGGTTCAAGTGATGAAAGACCCCATGGACGGGACGAAACTGGTTCTTGCCATTGACCGAAAGCCCATTGCCGAATGGTTCAAGGAGCAGTTCAACAAGCTAAGGCAGAACATACACCGCCCCATGCAGCCGCAAAGGAAAGGCAGGGGAATGAAGATATAACCGTTTTATCTCGCTGGAAAACAATAAAAAAGTGCTGTTCATAATGCCTTATGAATGGCACTTTTGCTATATTTGCAAATAAAAGTACATCGGGAACTATGCTGGGTACGTGACGAACAAAAGACTTTCAGGAAAGCACACGTGAATACAGAACTTAAAATCAAAGTAACATGAAACTTAAAACATTTATCGTTATGGGACTCTTAAGAATCTTAACACTATACAGCTTCTAATATGACAACAAGAAAAAAGGTGACATGAAGAAAACAGAAAAAAAGAGCAACAAGCAATCGAGGCGTGAAATCATAGCCGATGTCAAGCGTAGAGAAGCCGAGTGGCGAAAGCAAAGGAGAAAAGAAAGGTGGCGTATATGCAAATTCCATATCTTGTTTTGGGGAGCATTTATATCTTTCTTCCCATTACTTATATTCGTCACGGAGTCAGATATACGTAACACCTTCACCAATATCATACTGGGATTGATAACCATTAACGGTTGGATTTACCTGTTCATGTACCTCCTATTTAAAGAAGCCCGGAATTTAACCGTCCGGATACCTTTGAAAAATGGCGAAAGTACGGGAAATGCGCAATGGTCACCAGATTCTTCAAGGATTCCGGTAGAGCCTGAATATTTAAGCCGGTGTGATGACAAACAGATTGTTATTGATAATGACGGCATCTCGGTGAGAATGGTGAGTTTCCTGGTCTGGCTCTTTATATTTTTAGTTTCGGTTTGCGCTGGTTTAACTCCTTCAAACCTTACAACTGAAGATTATGGAAGTATATTACTGCTTCTTGAGCTGTACTTGATTATCCTGACAGCAGGAATAAGTGCCATTCTACAGCCGTGGCGGCGGATTGTTTTTGATCGTGTTTCCAAAACCGTAACGATACCAAGACGACTTCTGTTGCATAAAAAAGAAACGATACCTTATAGTCAAGCTGAACTCACGATTCGTTATTACAGGCGTGGTTCATGGCTTGCACCAGATATAATAATTTCCAATGCCAATTCATCCAGTCTGTTAAGTGGAGTCTCCTTGATGCCCGGTGATCTGGATAAGGCCAGGTGTTTTGCACGTTTCATACAACTATACATGGAAAAAGAGGAGTTGCCGGACATACCGGAATTTGAGAAACAGGATTCTAACTGCACAGGGTACTGAATATGACACTACACAAGTACAAAAGACCGGAAATTAAAACGATAAAAAGAATACGTTCTGCTGTTTTTTTTATCATAGTCCTTAATCCCTTTCTGAATAGCCGCCACTGCATAATATCTATTTATTTGATTTAGGAAGCGAAGATAAGTATAAACGTCTAATCCACAAAGATAATGAAGCAAATTAAATTTAACGAAGAAATAGCGAAAGATATAAAAATACAGAACTATAAATTAATATGATGTGGTATGAAACCAGAAACTGCATATAAGTTTATAAAAAGATTTACTCTTACCAATACAACAATCATGACTATACTTTTTGTAATTCAATGTAATTCTCTTTGGCGTGCACTCTGTTTCATTGCTACTCTACCAGTAATCGGTATTGGTATGATAGCCATGTATGAACGTTACGCTTATGATTACACCAATTTGTTGAATAATCTAACGGAAAAGGACAAAAAGGAAATGCCCCATATCTGTTGGGACGAAGCAATCAAAGATGCACATAAGAACTATTTATGGGGATTAATCAGTGTCACATTCTACAATGTTTTATTTTCTGGGTTAATAATATTTATGCTTTGGCAAATATTATATGAAGGAAGACTTTTAAGAATAAGTTAATACCACAAACAAGCCTCCAGCGGGTTTCAAGTGATAAGGGATCAGACAGACGGAACGAAATTGGTTCTTGCAATCGACCGAAAGCCCATTACCGAGTGGTTCAAGGAGCAGTTCGAGAAGCTAAGGCAGAACATTTGCCGACCAATACAACCGCAAAGGAAAGGCAAGGGGCTAAAAGCTATAAATGTTAAATTCTGCCCGATTTGCTGAAAAAAGTGCAGTGCGCCGTTCGTGACGTACTGCATTTTTATATATTTGTAATTATACAGGATAAAGAAAGGGATAAACATTTCAAAATAATGGATTATCATTATAAA